CTCCTGGCTAGTGAGGGCACAACAAAGGTGCGCCCACAAAGGGCGCACCTGTAGGGGTGTTCAGTCTTCGTCGTATTCGACGTATCCAAGGAAGTCCCAGATGTCGTCGTCCATAACCACTCCTTATAGGCAGGGGCCGTTAACCATGACCGTTCCGAACTTCCCATAATTGGAAGTCAAGCTCGGCTTATGAGGGGTGGCATTAACCCCTAGGTTCACGCCCCGACTAGGGCGGCGGCTTCTTCCTCGGTCAGGCCCAGGGCGGCGAGCTTGGCGACAGCCGACGCCTTGGCGGCAGCCTTGGCCTCCTCGGCAGCCTGTCGCTCGGCCTCCGCAGCGGCAGCGGCAGCGGCGTCAGCCTCACGCTGCGCGATCTCCTCAGCGGTGAGGGGTCGCTCCTCGACCTGGCCTGTCTCGCAATTCACGATGACGGCGATGGGGGTGGTGTCAGACATGAGGCTCCTTATGCCTTGGAAATGCCGTACAGGAAGAAAGACGAGCCGCTGACAAAGTTGGCAGCGTCCTCTGTTGTAAAATCCACTGATGTCACGGCGCTAGTCACGGAACTGAACAGGGCGGCATGAGCGGCCATCGCCGCTGCGGTGGCATTATTTTCTGTAACCGATGTGGCGCTTACGGATTTCGCTGTGGTACCTGCATAGTTTGGAACATAGATTTCAATTGAAGCGAACGTGTTTGCTGTGCAGTTAGGGTCAGTTAGGTACCCAAGCCCCCGCGCAGGCGAAGTGGCAGATCCAGTACCAGAGCCATTGCCGTACAAGTAGCGGTGCGACGACTGGTTTGTGCTGTTGAGATTCATAAAAAGGAAGTCGGCACTTCCTCCTGGCATGTTGCCACTTGAGGACCGAGCCGAGATCACGATCCATAGGTCCGTAAATGTGCCGGGAATGCTACTAAATGTGACTGTGGCCGTGTTGCTGCCCAGCACATTCTTGGCAATCAACTTACAGGTCGTCGCCATCAGCGGCCCCCTGTCCTGAACTCATGGGTTAGCGTCATGTCAGGCCGCCTTGATTCCGTAGAGGGCAGCATTACCAGTAACTGTCCCCGAACCGGGAAAAATCTGCACCGACGTTATGGCGTCAGTCTGACGCCACAGTCCGACAACACGATCGACACCATTGCCAGCACGCGCAGCAGCCGCAAGGACAGTCGTAAACACATTTGCATTGGTATACGACATGATCTGTATGACGTTGATTGCCTGCTCTGAAGTGCCAGGGATGGCGTAATAGTCAAGCAGCATTCGGCTGCCACTGCTCCCACGGTACGAGCCAGCCGTCGAACCTGTGCCGTACAAGACCGTATGCGAATATGGGTTTGTGCTTCCGGTATCCCCGTTGAAGCGGAGCCACATATCCTGCGTACCTGCACTATGAGTGAGTGCGTAAACGACTACTAGATCGGTGTAGGTAGTGGGAATAGACTGGAAATCAATCGTTGATGCTGCCGAGGGTGCAATAGAGGCAATCGGCTCATACGTCCTAGGCATCAGCCACCCCCGTCGTGAAATGTGTCGTTAGTGTCATCACGGGGCCTTGATTCCGTAGAGCGCCGCCGTCGTGTGCTGCGCCCAGTTGCCCGTGTCGGAAGTCAGCGTGATCGTCGTGACAGCCGAGGTGCTATTCCAAAGCGCAGACGACACGCCAGCATTTCCATAAGAACTATTATTGGCCTCGTTGCCATGCAGAACCCGAACAGTCTTTGTCTTGGAAGTGCTGGCGTAGTCCAGCAGATCAATGACCGCAGCGGAGAAGGTGCTTGCTGTTGTCGCGCTTGAGTCCAAGGGCCAGCCAACGTAGGCGTAAGTCAGCGAAGAGTAGCCCGCCGCGTAAGCACCCGCTCCGTTGCCGTGGAGGTTGTGTCGGGCATAGTTATTGCCCGTGTCTGAGTTCAAGCGCATACGGGCATTAGAAATGATCCCGCTGGCGGTTGTGAACTTCTGGATCATGCGAATCTGAAGGTGCTGATAAGAGCCGCTGATCGAGGTGAACTCAATGGACGACGCCCCACCGCTGCCCACCGTCACCGTGGCGATGGACTCGAAATCACCACCACCGGCATAAATGAACGGATTAATAAAGAACATCAGGCACGCCGCCCAATCAGGTACACCTTGGCGCCCTTAGCGCCCGTGCCTGCGACGTCGATGTCTATCGTGATCTCCGCATCATCGGCGAGTGCGCTGTCGCTAATCACCGCAGCCGTGGCAGCCGTCGTGCTGGTCTTCTCATTCGCGTCGATCGTAAGTTTCGTAGACAGGATCGTCGTCCCGCCCTCATTTATGTCGAACGTCGGCAGGCCCGAGGTTGAGGCCGTGGACAGGGACGCCCGTACTGCCGTCAGCGTCATCGCGAACGGCATGCGAAACGTGACCTTAGCGTTCCCCGTGGTCAGGGCGGTTTCCTCGTCCGACACCGCGATCCCGATGACCTCGGCAGGACCCTGCCAGATCAGGCCCGTGGACTCCCCAGAGGCCGCGACGAGGACCTGACCATTTGAGCCGACCGCGAGGGTGGCGGGGGTGCTGGCAGCGGTCGCCGTGATGAGGGCTGCCTTGTTCGTAAGTAGGGCTTTAGTGACATACTGCGTATGAACGTCCGTAGAGTTGTCATTAACGTGTGAGTTCGTCTCATCGAAATCACGAGCTGACACACCATGCCGGAACACAGCACCAGCATTGTGAGACACAGCCGAAGTACCATCCACCCCACGAGTCACCGTGAGAGTAGTACCCGACACGTTAGTGACAGTCACAACCTCCTCAGAGGCCGTATCAGCATCAAGGATCGCAGTCCACGGAGTCTGGGCAGGAAACCCAGACAAGGCTGCAACCGTGATCGAAGTCGTTGAATTATTAGCGGAAGCAGACAACGTGGTTGCTACCGCAGTAGACGAGTAATACCTACGGGGCATCTATCCTACTTCCGATAGTGAATGGGCGTATTGAGGTTGTCACGGAACCTGGCGATCTCCTCAGCCAGACGCTGCTGATACAGCGCATACAAAGTCCTAGCCACATTCGAGGCAGAACCAATCTGTCGGCGCTCATCAAAGAAGCCTGCCTGCACAGAACTCGGATCCAGCAGTGCCACATCGATTGACGACACAAGTCGGGCAGCCGTCCCGAGAGCAACAACATCCCGGCACGATGCAGGAAAACCAGTCGTCCCCGTGAGCGTGTCCGACCCTGCCGACAGGCTCGTCGGCTCCTTCAAGAACCTCACCTGAACCGTCCTGCCAGGAACAATCGGATCCCATACTGTGATCGTCTTCCCCGTCGCGTAAGCGGAAGCAGCAGCAGACGTATCAGCCTGCCAGCGCCTCACTGTCTCCCAGCGGCCCGAAGGGCCAACCGTCTGCCAAGTCACCTGAAACACAGACTTCACAGTCGCAGGAATCGAGTAGGTACTCTTCGAGGCCAGGAACGTGAACGTCGTCACATCCTGAGCCTTCAACTCCACACCCATCGACTGGATCGTGTCGTTGATTGCACGCTTCACATAGTGGCGAGGGAACAGGGGATTGAACGTGACACGGGCGTTATCGCTGTGCGTAGTCGCAGTCGTCCCATCAACGGCACGACCCCACGGCTGCAGAGCCACAGCATTCGTCGTGATCGCATCAATGTAGACAAGCTCATCATCAATCTCAGCCCGACCCATACCCAGGCGGGAACCGTTATCCACATTGAACGTCGTAGCCGTCCCATTCAAGGAACCATTCAACGCAGTCACAGACTCCTGCGAACGCACATAGCCACGCAGCATGCTGAGGACATCATCCGTCAACTCATCAAACGTCGTCACAGGATAAACTCCTCCGTCACCGTGTAACCCAAAGCCACCAGCTCCGTCTTCGTAGCGTCATCCAAGAAGTGATCCCTGCCACCACCCAAATAGACCTGAGCAGCAAGGGTGCGCTCCAAGTCAGGGTGCTGTACCTCAGACCACACACCGTCTTCCCTCAGCAGTGAGATGCCCTCGTACTCCTTGAAGAGCCGCCACTGGTAGGTGTTGCGGGGTGTCCTGAACAGCCAGCCCTTACGAGTCACAGTCACCGTCCCGAAGTCGTTAGACGGATCCACGGGTCCAGGGATGATGAACACGGTGGCGATAGTGTCCGCATCCCCGAACAGTTCAGTCCCAGCAATCCCATCAGGGGTCATCACTAGGTTCAGGCTCGGTTCACCCACGGCACCCGTAGAGGCGAACCCTGCGATGTTCATCGAGGTGAACGCTGTCGTCGTACCCAGAGCGGCAGAGGAACCGACACCTGAGACAGGGGCAGTCGTGTTGGCCTGGGCCGTGCCGACTGCACCAGCAGAGGCAAGCCCCGAAGGTGCCACTACCGCTGTCAGGGCAGGAGAACCCACAGCCCCAGAACCAGCAGCAATCCCATCCACAGACAAGGCAGCATTCACCTGGGCCGTGCCCACAGTGCCAGCAGGAGCAACCCCAGACACGGCAATAGTGGTGTTCGCCTGCGCTGTACCCACAGCCTCAGACGAGCCAATCCCGGTCGGGTAAACCGTCAGATCCAAACTCCAACCGAGGAGCAGGACCGGACGTTCAGTGATGTCCTGAATCTGGACAGTCACTCAGTCAGCCCCTACAGGGAGAAAATCTTGTTTGCGCCGCTATCCCACACCACGGTGATGTCGCCACCGGCAGGCTTAATCGGGATACCCGTGCCCGTGTCAATCCACGCAATCAGACGCTGCGAGGACGAGGACACATCAGCGCCACCAGTCGAAGCAGACGACTGAAACAGCAGCAGCGCATGATCGCTTGCGCTAGACGCAGGCGTCGTAAACGTCACATCAGCCGCATCGAACACGCCATCAGTCACCGTCTTGCTAGTGAGCGCACCAGACGTAGCATGCAAAGTCGCACCAGCACCAGTCACCTCAGACACAGTGTTGTGTGCGGAAGAATATGTGTAACCCCGAACCAGGGCAACCTTGATAACCGCCGTGTCAAGATCAATGCTTCCATCGAGGAAGCCTTCCTTGGCCTTAGGGAAGACAGCGTTCGCCACCTGTACTCCTTAGAATTGAACTACCTGCCCCGTCTTAGGGCTGTAATGGGCACCGTTGCTGAAGGTGTTGTTTGTTGCATCAAAGGCAGCGCCTGCCTTCTCCGATATCTCAATCGCCTTACGGATATCGGGAGTCCTAGTTGTCGCAGGCTGAATCCCTGCCGACCTCGCGGTCTTGTACAGATCCAGTTCAGCCTGCTTGCCACGTTCCCTGGTCCGGTCAATGCCCAGGTGTGACTTACCCCAGCCCACTCGCAGAGAAGCCGATCTCAGGCAATCCCCATAAGAGGCATGGTCTTTTGTAATACATCCGGTCCTACAAGCCATACAGATAAATCCTTCCAACGCCCGTAGGGGCCACCCCCACTATTTGAGGTGACCCCTACAGGTTGATCAGTTAGATCAGGATGCGTTGATCGAGCTCGAAGACTCGATGCGCCAGAGCGCCGCCTCGCGGTAACGCTTCCAGCCCAGAACGCCGTACCAGCCCAGAGGGCGGTGACGCATGAGCTTGTCAGTCACAGGACCGACAATGGTGTGCGGCTCCTCCGCGACAGCCTCAGCAAGCGCCTGCTTGCCAACGATGATCGTGCGGAACACGCGAGCCGAAGACGAACCATCGGTCGTATTGTACATGCGCGGCGTCTCAATGAAGTACGCGCCATCAATCGTACCGATGAAACCAGGCCAGAAGTTCTCCGAAGCGTCGTACTTGTGGAGATCCTGGAAACCTCCACCCGTCGTCTCGCTACGAATGTCGTGCGAAACCTCAGGGTGAATGTATGCAGCGTAGAGGCTGCCCTGACGCGGAACTGCAAGACCCGCACGCAGCTTCGACACACAGAAGCGGACATCCGTCAGGGCGATGGTGTCCGTCGCCTCAACCTGATTGGTTGCGGCAGGAGTGTCAGAAGCGTCACGGGCGTAGCGCACATTGCTGCCGCCACGAAGTTCCGTCATGGCAACCGCATCAAGCGAGTCAGCCATGTTGTAAGCAATGATGTCAGCCGCAGCCGGGTCAACATCAGACAGCGAGAACAGACCCAGCTTGCGGGTGAGCAGGGCAGCGTTGCCGTACTCAGCCAGGGTCACCGTCACCGTGCTGGTGTTGCTCAGCGCAACAGCATCAGGATCGACGTTCTCAGTAAGGGTCGAAGTTGCCTGAGCCAGATCAGCATAAATCTGGAACACAACGGACGAACCCGGCATGGCCTGCTGCACAGGACGCTTATCAGCAACATCACGGATGAGCGGCTGCGAACGCAGGGCCATCTCAACATAGCGATCATAAGCGGACTGGACAAGGTTAGTCATGCCAGTCTGGTTGCTGATCGTAGCCGAACCAGTGTAGGTATTAGCCATTGTTGAGATTCACCACCTTTCGCGGTTAGTTATTGGACTTGGTCAGTACACCGGGGGACCGCCTGCGTTCTGAAACAGAATCCTGTTCAGCTCTTCTGGCGTCTTCGCAGCAGCAATCATTGCCAAAATCTGCGACTCGTCACCCACAGGTGCTTGTCCCGCGTTCACAACATCGTTGAACTGCTGATAGCCCTGGGGCACCTGAATGTCAGGCTGATTACCCATCTGCTCCTCGGCCTGCGATCCACCATTCACAGCCGCAGTGGGCTGGAACACATCGCTTCGGTCATCGAGCCAAGACGTAATCTCTGCCTCGTTACTCAGACCCTCAGGGATCAAATCAGCGATCTTCGGGTTGTAGCCACGCGAGGTGAGAACTTCCTGCACGCTGCGCTTACGAGATTCAACTCGGAAACCTGTCAGTTCCTGTTCGAGTTCCTTGATGCGACGCTGCGCTGCCTTGTGTGCTTTACGCACCTGGGTCATAGCGCCGTCATCGTAATCATCGAAATCGTCAGGCAGGTCGTACTCATGCTGGGCCATATGCCCTCACCCTCTTCTCATCCGTGGAAGTCGCCACCCACATGCATCACTGGGGAAGTAGACGCATGGCTGTGGCTATCGGTCTTATGACGCACACCGGGGCCGATAGATCCGGTTGTGGGTGGAGGTGACGGGAATCGAACCCGTGTCTGAGTCTGTGTCCTTCGTGAGGCTTTACAGTCCCGCTATCCATTCACCCCCGAGGCAATTACTTGCCCGTGTGAACCCTGTACCAGCTGTAGTCATCCACGCCTAGAGGTTCCTTTCAAGGGCGAGAGAACCCGAAGAAGCCCCACTCGATCCAGAGAACCGAGCACGCTCCCTCTTACCACGCCTCTCCGACGCGAGCTGCGCTTGTCGATCACCGAAAGCAGAAGCCAAAGCGTCTCTCTGGTCAAACGCCTCATTGTCGATTCCAGCAAGGGTTGTCTCCCTGTCCGCTACGCGACGGGCCTGACCAAAGGTTCCTTCGAGTTGCGCTCTCGTGCGAATATCAAACGGATCAATCGTCTGGCCCACACTCGTCCCAGCCAGCGTCGCCGCCTGATCCCTGGTCATGCCGAAGCCAGCAGCCTCAGCCATGCCACCGATCTGAATGTTCCGGCTAATGTCACGGATCGTCTGCTGATCACGGGCCTGAGCCGCAGCATCCAGGGCGATGCCCTTCTCGTCCGTCAAACCCAGCAGAAAGGCGTAAGCCGTGCCCTCATCAATGCCGTAATACTCCCTCAGCTCACCCAAAACAGCCGGGTTCGCCGTAGTCTTTGCGGCAGTAATCCGGTCCTGAACTTCAGCGGCAGACACGTTTCCAGCGATGAAACGACCGTAATCATCAAACGAATCGTAAAACCTTGTGTCGATGCCTGAGCCGCGCATTACCTCGCGGTACGAGGTTTCCAAGCGAGCGTACTCGCCCTCACTGATGGCTTGCCCCCGTGAAGCCAAAGCCTGCATCCCAGGGAATCGCTTGTTGTAAATCTGCTTGGTTTGATCGCTGGTGCGGAACAACATAAGCAGGTTGTCGCCGCCTTCGTAGCCGTCAGCCCAACCGTCAGCAAGCCATCCGTCGATGCTGGAGTAGAGGGTGTCGATCTCAGCCTGAGTGAAACCGAAGGCAGTAGTGAACCCGAGGCCGCCTAGGACTGACTTGAACTGATCCCTGGCCCGACCGCGTTGCTGTTGCTTCGCTGCTGCCTCGTCACGCTTACGCTGCTCCTCAGCCTCACGGGCAGCACGGTCAGCGTCGGACTCGCCCACCTGGTAGCCAACCCAGCGGGTGCCATCCCAGTAGAAGTCCATACCGGGGACAATGGGCTTCGGCGGGATCTCCCCAGTGCCTCCCGTACCGCCGCCGTTATTGCCGCCCTGATTGCCGCCACTTGAAGGATTCTGCGAGGTGTACAGCCTAAAGTTTGAGTTCAGATCATTACGAAGGCCGGGGCCAAGCTGCCCCCTAGCGTTCGCATTCTCAGACAGCATGGAGGACAGGTCAGCCGCCTGCTGCGGGGTCAACTGACCATTAGCCAGGGCCGTGTCGATCCTCTGCTGATACTGCTGCTCAGGAGTCTTCTTAGCCATACCTACCCCGCCAGCCCGAGAGCCTTGGCAAACTTTGTGCCAGCAGACATATAGGTTTCCCTCGCGTTATTCGTAAACTGCCAACGATCATCCTGGCGAATTTGCTTAGAAAACTCCCACAAGGGGACACGACGTGGCTTGCCCGTCCCTGGGTCAATGTCAGTCAGGGCACGCAGCAGCAGTGGATCCATTTTGTCTGGCGTGAGTCGAATATCTGCGGGAGACAACTCCATGAGGCGTGACAGCTCACTGATGTAACCGCCAGCGAGCTGACGCAGATTAGTGTCCCCATCCAACTGATCCCCGAACCCGGCATACTTCGAGCGTGACTGCTGAACCAAGAACTCCTTGAACCGCGTGTCCTGAATCCCGTTGACGTTCTTCTTATTGTCAAGGATGGCGTCAGCCCACATGCCAAGAGTGGCCTCGTCATACGAAAGACCATAAGCCTCGGCAAGATCCGCAAGTTCACGCATCTTGGTGTTACGGCTCGCGGGAAGCAGGGGATCGGTCAGCGCCTCAGGATCATCTGAGACGTTGGTGCCCTGCTCCTCCTTTGTGGCCCTGCGTTCCTGCATCCACGACAAGAGTGCGTCATTGTCGCTAGACCACTCTGAATACCAGTAACGTCGGGCAAGGTTCTGGCGTTCCTGTGCTGTCAGCACCACACCCTTCTCAAGGGCAGCCGCATCAATCGCCTCAAGTGCCTTATTGACACGGTCGTTCCAGACACCCGCAGTAACGTTAGGGCCGAATTGAGCCTGGAAACCCGCACGCCAGTATTCGCCCTTGGCCTCCCAGAAAGCATGCCAAGGATTGTCAGGGTCATTTAGCTCCCGCTGCTGCTTTGCAGCATCCCAGCGACCCTCAATGGCCTTACGGAAAAACTCGCGCAGCTCAGGAAATTGCTTAATCGCCTCAGCAATCTGCGGACCCATAGCGGCGTAGAAGGACTCACGGGCATCACCACGAGCAGCATCCTTGCGCTCCTCTGTCTTACCCGCCTGGGCCTTCGCCTCATCAAGACGAGCCTGAGCCTTTCGATCATCAGCGGAGCCAGGTGTCTTCTCGGCAGCGTCAACAGCAGCCTGCGCCTGATCCACGGAAGCATCTGCACGCCGGTCGCGGCGAGTAGTGCGCTGAAGACCAGCGAGACGCTCCTTGGCCTCACGCAAATCCTCGCGCGCGTCCTGCTTTTCCTGTGCTGTCTCAGCAACCTTCAGGGCCTGCTCAGCCTGGTCAACTTCTCGCTTCGCCTGCTCGATTACCCAAGCCTGCTTCTTCGGGCTCTTGCGCTCCTCAGCCATCAAGCCCCCAATACCTGCATGAATGAATCAAATGATCTCTGACCTGCGGCTGAATTGAACTCAGGCAAGCCCTCAACAAAGTCCATAGCAACCACACCGGGATCCACGCCACCGGACTGAACGGCAAGATCACCCTCAACGTCAACAGTCCGAGGAGCGTCCATCTCAGCCTCATTGAGCGTCTTGATGAACAGCCTGTATTCGGCATCCGTAGGGATGCGACCCAAGGCTCCCTGCATGGTTTGCATGAGAAGGCCACGGGCAGAGGAGGGGTTCGTCAAAGCGACAGACCCGCCACCACCACCGCCGTAACCGCCACCACCGCCGCCTGAGGGGTAGCCGCCAGAAGGAGAATCACCCACAGTGTTCGTGAAGCCTTCAAAGCCAGCGTCGTAGGCACCTAGCTCAAACTGCTCCGTACCTCTACGCATCGCCATATTGAGGCGAGCGTCGGGCACATACACGTTACGCATGTCGTAGTTCATGTCACGCGCATGACGCATGGCGATACCCGTTGGGTTTGCCCACACACCCGACGCCTGCCCCTGCTGCATCGCGATCTCTGCGAACTTCGCGTACTGTGCCTCAGGTGTCGAACTAGAGTGATAGTTCGCAGCCATCAAGGCCCAAAAGTTCTTCTCGTCGGGGCGAAGCATCTCGAAAGACTTGTACATGTCGGTCGGTGGGTTGTTCTGATAGGCAGAAAGGGCCGCGCCACCCGTAGACGGGTTAAAGTCCGTAGAAGTAGAGGTTGTGCCACCAGTAACTGATGCGACCCATGCACGACCAAGGTCAGCGATGATTCCACCTTGCTGCTGCCCAGCGACAACGATCTGCCCGTCGGGAGTCACCACATACTGCGGCCCCATGCCGGGACCGATAGGGGCTTGATACTGCGGCGGCCTATTTACACCCAGGCCAGGTCCGATGGGAGCCTGATATTGAGGACGCCGCGTAGGCGTCTGCCCCGAATCGCGTCGCTTTGCGCCAGGGCGCACACTGCCGCGCGTACCACCAGCAGCGTCATCAACATAGCCGTAGCCTGGAACGTAGGTTCTACTCACAGACCCAAGTCCTTCCCCTGCAAGAAGCGGGTATAGAACCCGGCAAAGTTTGAATCACTTGGCAGCAGGTTCTGCGTCACCCACATGTCCCACTCCGCAGCGAGCCGCTCACGCTCCTCGGTGCTGGCATCGGTGTACGCGGCCTCTGCGCGTTGGCGCTGCTCCAGATAGCGAGCGCCAATCTGGTAGCCAGGGACAGCAGCGGCCTGCTTCATAAACGACCGGTCGCTGAGTACCTCAGCCAGACCCTTAATCGCAAGCTGCGACTTGTTCGTCTGCCTGTTGTAGAAGTCCTCAACCCACTGAGCGTTCTTGTCATCCATCTCGAATGCGTTGAGCCAGTTCTGCCACTCGTTGTACAGCCATGCAGATTCACCGTCAGACTGCAACTGCGTGTAGCCGTACTGAGCCTTCAGCCCGTCTAGCTTCGCCTTGGCCCTGTTGTATTGGTCCCAAGACTCACCAACCGCCATGCGGTCAGCGATCTCCTCAGGAGACAGCTTGCCGCGAATGTTCTCGCTATCGCCTGGGATGGTGTTCTCGCCCATCCAGTTGTAGATGGTGGTGTCGAAATTGCCTTCGGAACCCCAGAACAGGAGTGAGACGAAGTCGGGGTCGTCGGGGCTGATTCGCCGCAATTTGTTCGCCAAATCGGCGTAGTCATTGAGCCTGTTGTATGCCTCGGGGGTGGCAGGCATGTAGGTGCGGTAGTCCGATGTGCTGTAGGTGATGTGTCGATGGCTCTCACCGTGCAGTCGGAGGTACTCCTCGCGTGCGCGCTCCGTGTCACCAGGGAACATGGCCCTGATGTTCAGCCATTCGTCGCGGAGTGCCGCGCCAGCGGGTTGTGAGTTGAAGCCAGACAATCCCATGAACTTTGCAAAGGACTTTCCGAAGAAGAAGTTGCGAGCATCTCTCGCAGCACCCTCGGGAGTCGGCATCGGGCCAACCCTGCCTCCCTCTTCCCACATCGTCATCTCATAGGCCAACAGTTGCCCTGAGGCTTGGAGATAATCTTGGTCAGACGGGTTCAATGCCGTGGCAAGATCCATCTGCCAGCCAGCTAGCATCGGATCGAACACTACGGGGCCGAGTGTGACCTGATTGTCAACCGTAGGCTGATCAAATGGGAAAAACATGCGGTACAACTCGGGGGACAGACTCTCCTTCATCTCCGCGTTAAGCGTAGGCTTGTAACGCAGGATGCTCGAAGTAGGGACCATAATGTGTGGCAGGAAAGTCGGCCCCTGTGTAATGAAGTCCACGGTTCGCGTAGAAACTCGCACCTTGTTGTCAATGCCCAGTCTGTCGCTTACGTCCTCGGGCACCGGGAACGCAAAGTAGTCAGCGTCCTCCCAGTTCTCAACAGGGTTGCCTTCGCTGTCCACGCCAAATGTCTTGTATGTGGACAAATAGGCGTTGCTCATCACGAGCGCACGACCGGGGTTCTGGTAGCCCAACTTTGCGTAGCGGTACAGCGAATTGAAGTATGCACCTGGGAAGCCAGTGATGTACCGCAGGGCAAAGACCGGATTCGAGTACCGACGAATGTTGTAGAACGTGTTGTCCAGTTCCTTCAGGGCGCGAGCCGTTGCAGCGGAACGCAGGTTGTTGACGACATCCATCGTCAACTCCTGTCCCTGCTCCGCGAGAAGGCGAGCGTCCTGCTGCACGTTCATGCGCCACTGGCGATCAAGCCAAGGGAACCGACCGAAGCGGTCCTCAGGCTTAGTCGCGAGGTTCCGGTAGATGGCATTGAGGGCGTTGTTGATCGCCTTCTTGATCCCACCCTGCGGGTTGTACATCAGTTCGCCAGCGTGAATCGGGAACAAGTCCTCCGATTCCCCCAGGAGCTGCTGCATCTGAGCCGGGGTTACGTCATCCTCTAGGAGTAGACGGGCACGCGCCTGCTCCGTGGGAAAGTATTGATTGATCAGACGAATCCGATCCGCAATAACGTCATCAATCTGCGTCTCGTCCCACTGCATACCCCTGGAGTACCGTTTCCCAGCAGGGGTGCGTAGCCAAGCCGCGATGGTGCTTACTGACTCGCCGCGAAGAATCATCTCCGCGAAGGCGTCGCCTCGAACCTGTCGGTTGGCGATGTATGCAAGTTCAGGGAAGTAGTCAGGGCTTGTCGGAGCGACCTCCTCGAAGCCCCCACGGCGCATCCACCGACCCGCACCCACACCCCCCCAGTTATTGGGATCATAGGTAAGAGCGTTGGTCGTACCCGATGACGCCTCAGCGCGAACAGCCGTCCCAAACTCACCCTCGTTGTACAGGCCAGGGATCGTGATCTCTTCACCGTTGATGGTGAAAGTGAAGTTCTCATCGCCACCAAGGGAACGCTCTCGCAGCGCCTCACGCTTCGCCTTTTTCGGGGCTGTCTTTGCGCCCAGGATTCCGAGGTCAAGTTCGATGACGGCTAGTTCATCAGCGAGGCGTTGCGCCGTGTTTTCTGCCGAATCAATCGTCTCGATCTTGCCACGGATCTCGTCAAGTTGTGATCGCAGAGGGGCGGTGTCAATGCTTCCTGCGGATCGTTCCTCCACTGCGGCAAGGCGCTTTGACAGCGAATGGAAACTAGGCACCTCGCGGACCTGCGACCACACGGGATCAACGTCATCCAGTGTCGCCTCAATATCAGCAAGGATGCGGTCCAGATCCCGACGCTCATCCCGTGCAGCCTTGCCCCATTGGGTTGCCACAGACGGCGGGTACTCGCCAGCCTCAAGTGCTTGGATGAACGCTTCCTGATCGTCAAGCTGCTTAGAGATCAAGACGCGCTCATTGTGGAGGTTCCTGATCTTGCGAGTGTCTCGGGCGAGACCAGACACCCCGGTCTTATCGACGGTGGCGTAGCCAATGGATCGGAGCTGCCTGGACCGATTGATCCAGAAGTTGTTGAAGGCATTCATCGCGCCGCTGGGGGACAGAATGGAGCCGTGCGAAAGCAAAGATGAAAGGGCAGGCTCGAAGATCGCATTCTTCGGTGTGTACCCCGGCTTGAAGAGCATGTTGGTGCGCCACACGCGCAGAACAAAATCCGCGACGTAAGCGACCTTGTCCTGACTTCTCATCGCAAGAGACTTGGTCAGATTCGCTCGCTCGATGCGGAAGAGTCGATCAATCTCTCCAAGTGGAAGCAGGGAGAGGTTGTCGGCAAGTTGACGGCGAGTGACCGGGTTGACTGTCGCCTTACCCAGTTCGTCATCAAACCAGAAGCCGTCGCGTGCAACCTCAGCCTGCGACACATCTCGGGCATCCTGAAAGCCCTTGATGATGTCGGCCTGAATGTCCTCAGGGATGCCGTACCGATTCGCGACTGCGGACAGAAGTTCAGCCTCAAGGTTGCGAACCTCGGCAGCAACAGCGGTATCCCCGCCTTGCACCTTCGCCTGACCAAGGCGACCGATGGCAGCGTTACGCCAATCACCCATAGTCATCTCAGTTGTGGTCGAAACCTCATCATCAATCTTGCGCGTGATCCGCACAGTCTGATTTCCACGCAGTGCCTTAGATGACGCCGAGTAGGACAGCATCTCGTCCACTGCCTCATCGGGCCGAAGGCCCGACAGGGAAACATAACCGAGAGGCCGACGACCACCAACCCACTGCATCAGGGTTACTAGCGGCTTTGACTGCCCAACAACACCCAAGGGGCGAGCCATCCATCGCTCAGTCTGACCAGTACGCAGAATCATCTCATTCTGGTACAGCCACTTCTGCGCCCTGCCAGCCATGCCTTGCATAGGAACGAAGTTCGCGTTGCGACCGACGTTTGACAGCAGTCCAGACTCGTCAGTCTGCATGAACATGTCCCGTACGGCAGTGAAGAACTCGTCACGCTCAAGTGCGGAGTCAAACACCTGCGTCACGGCCTTGGCCTCATCAGGGGTGAAGTGGTACTGCCCACCCTCAATGAACTTCGAGCGCAGAGAAGCGTTCATGTCCGTGAGTGTCCACACATGATCCGGTGCCTCTTGGAACAAGCGACCGATAGCGGCGTAGTCGCCACGGTCAGCCAGGAGGATGTCCTTCACCAAGCGGGGGTCGTCAACGCCCTGGAGAACATATGCGAGCTGCGTGCGATTGCGCGAGCCAGGTGTGGTCCACCGTCCCAGCCAGGGGCTTGCATAAATCTCCGCAAAGTCGCGAGTGTTGGCAATGTCTTCAACACCCGTTCCTAGGGTGGAAAACTTGCCCTCAGCACCACCAGTCTCTACCCACTTCAGGTGATCATCCAGCGTGCCATTCAGTGCCTGAAGATCCCGCACACCACGGATAGATGTGGAAAGACCAGCCGCACGCTTTGCTACACCGGAAACGGCACCGACGCCCTTGCCTGCAAGCAACTGCCAGCCGATGTCGGCAGCTCCGCTGCCAATCGTGCCAAGGACGGAACTGTCCCAAGCCTCCTCGGTGGCCTGCTGCCCCATCGCATATGGGTTGTAGTCAGAGTCAGGAGCGTAAGCGAACTGATTCCACTCAGGGTTCTCAAAACGGTTAAGCGCATAGAGGGCCCCGCCAAACGGACTGGTGGGCGAGAACGCGGAAGTCATGGCTGCCCGACCCGGTGTAATGTAGGAAGAGGCGTTCCACATCTGAACAAAGTCAGAGAACTGCACACCATCCCGGTACAGCGGGTTGCTTACAGTAAAGCTTTGAATTGCCGTCGATGCGGGACGCGATAGCGCGTCATCCACAAACCCGGCAATGTTGACCGCGCCCTGAAGTAGCCTGACAGGACCCGTGATTGGAGCGGCAAGGATCTGGCCTGGGATGTTGTTACTGTCAGGCACCACATTGTCAAGAAACTGCGCGAAGCCAGTATTCGGGTCAGGCGCAACCCGGTCAGCCGCCTCCGCTAGGAAGTTCTCAAGGAAGCTTGGCATTCATACCTTCCTCGATGACTTCACGGCTACTTCGACCCGTCAGCGCCTGAAGGAACTCCTCGCGATCCTGAACTGATTGCCAGTCCACGCGAGCAAGACCTAGCGCAATGTCAGCATTGTCAAAGCCGACTGCGTCGGCGGCGGCAGCAAGATTGTCCAGAAAGGACAGCTCCCGCCACTGCGCCCCACGACGCTTCATCGCACACCTTGCAGATAGCGGACAAACGCCTTAAAGGTGTCAGGCGTGTCAGCCCAGCGGGTGGCCTGCTCCAAGTACGGCAGGTACTTCACGACAGCAGGGGGGCGTGACTGCGGTGAGTTGGCGAGAACATCAGGTCCCGGTCCAGGCCCGAAAGGGGCACCAGCCGTGATCGGCTCATCCGGTCGCTCCGTAGGGGCAAACAGGGGAGTGGGGGGAGCCATCTCCTCCGACACCACCTGGCGTCCCGTGCGGGGGCGCGGAGTAGCGGGAGCCTGTGCCATCGGTGCAGAAGTCTGAAGATCCATCATCTCCTGACCTTCCCCGTACTCGCCACCAGCGATGTACCTCGCGCCCTGACCGTCTGTGCGGCGCGACATGGCCCCAGGACCGGACACAGGAGCTGGGTTGCTTGGTCGGCGCATACCGCCGTGGCCCTCAGCCATCCTGCTCCTTCACAACGATCTTTGAAATGTCAGCCGCTGTTTCTTCAGCAAACTCTTCCCGATCCACCTGAACCCACTCATGCGCTGACTGACCAAGGGCCAGTAGGGCAAGGTTCTGGAAATGCTCCGCAGCGGCCTGCGCCATCTGCGAGGCGAACATCATGGAGGTTGCGACCGTGTCAGAGTTGAACCAGGGTGTGGCTTCAACGACTACAGGCTGCTCGTCAATAATCTCGAACTCGTTGTCCTCGTCCACACCCGGTCCTTTCTATGCACGCTTCTTTTTCGTAGAACCCGGCGGTTTCGGACCCTCAGACCCTGCAACATTGGCAGCAGCACGACGCTTAGAAGCATTCTTCTCTGCCTGCTTCGCAGCCTTCTGCTGATCCTGAACATGCCGCCAGTACCTGTACCGGGCGCTTTCACGGCGATTGATGTCAGTACGAAAAATCAACTCACCGGAGCGTGGGTCCTTCTTCTGGTCTGCCATTTCACCACTTCACCTTGTCAGCCCAGTAGGCCGCGCTCATTTTGCCCTTCGCGATGTTCTTCGCATGACGAGCTTTAAAGGACGCCTGACGTTTCGTTGGCTGCCTGTCACCCGTCACACCCTGCTGACCAAAACGAATCGTCTTGACCTGCGAACCCTCCTTAGCCACAACGACATGCGACTTCGTCGGGTGGTTAGGGGTGCGCTTAGGCTTGTTGTAGCCAGATACGCCAGCGCGCTCCAGGCGCGAATCCTTCTTACTTGCCACGCTTCTTCCTCACCGCAGCGTTATCAACAAGGTTGGGGTACGGCCTACCCGCCTTCTTCGCACGCGCCTTCGCAGCAGCCTTCTGAGCTGGAGTCAGGGGAGTGGACTTCTTGCGCGGGTTAGGCCGATCCCAGAACGCCGCTTTACTTGCCACGCTTCTTGGGGCGCTCCTTGAGCTGACCCTTAGAGTTGTACAGCGACTTCTTAGCCGGGGCTTCGGGGCGCAGCGTGCGCGATCCCTTGGAGCCACCCTTGCCTGTACGACCTGCCTGAGCCTTCATCACTTGCTCCCGTTCTTGCTACCACCGTAGCCGTTACCGACCTTCGACTGACACCCACAGAAATTGCACATCAGCGAGTCCCCTTACCCGTGCCACGAGTACCACCCGGCTGCTTCGCATTCGCATGATTCGTCCACGAATTAGCCGAGCCAGAAACCTGATGCGGAAGCGCATTCGTGTTCGACACATTCGACACATTCACATTCGGCGGCTGAACGTAAGCCGCAGCCTTACCACCCTGATTAGCAGGCTTCTTAGGCGCTGCTGCCGGAACTGCCATGATGTTTCTCCTTAACCGATAGGTACTCTGCGTGACACATTCGCTGACAGGTTCGGCTCGCCACGCGAGGACAAACCAGCGAGAAGGAAGTTCAAATCAGGACGCCCACCGGGCGGCAAACCAGCCTGCCCAGGAGCCACACCACGCAAACGACCCGTGGCATCAATGCCCTCAAGCGATTCACCACCCGACATGGGATCCTGCATGGGATCGCCAGGGACCGGGGAGGCAGCATCAACCATCGGATCAACCATGCCGGGTGGCGGCTCAGGGGGAGCGAACGCTTCCGCGATCACTTCCTCAATCGGCTTACCCTTCTGCCTGCCCTCAATGATCACCGCGAGGCGGGTAAGGATCTCCCCAGGATCCTGACCATTCTGGGCAAGGACAGGGATGGCTTGCGCGTAACCAGCAACCGCCTGTCGCAGTGCCTGACGCATGTCCTCGATGTCCAGCTTCTGCTCTTCCTCTGTCGCGTTCAGTGAGAACGGCAGGGATCGGCGTAGCCAGTCCTGGGAGATGAGGCGATCCCCACGGGCCTGCAACCCAAACACCAGTGCGCGGTTAGGGTCCAGACCCGCCATGAGGCCATACTGCACATCGACCGAGTAATCGTTCTTGATGTCTTTCTCGGGCGAGTATGAAACCTCATATGGGGTGCCATTGTCGTTTCCGCGAACAGTCTTGCGGAACGACGACCAGCAGACCTCCTCCACCTCGAAGCAGAGGGCGATCAAATCCGTGTATGCCTCAGCGAACATGGCGTGCGCGGTGCGGACCTGGGTGTCGAACCCGGTCATCAGCGCCTGCACGCCACGGCCTGTGACGATGGATGCGTCTAGGTTGCCACCGCGAACCTCAGGGTAGCGGGAACCCTGACGCAGTTCGTTGTCGAGAATGCCTTGCTCTTGGAACGCAGCGGCAGGAACCTCAAGCGGGATGCGCCGGATCTTCTCCGGTGTCGTGGACCGCAGCACCGCATCAGAACCGAGTGACAGTTCCTGCACATCCTGGGGGAGTGCGATAGGTGCCTGCACTGACTTCTGTGCTGCTTCCATCGCGAGGAGCGCGAAGCGTGCCTTCGCCACCTGAACCGCGATCACATCATCGAACTGACCACGCGGATCCTCATCCAGGCCAGGGCGACGCACCTCCACCGCGAGGCACTTGCCCACCGGGTTAGCGGTACGCAGCAGCTCAATGCCGCCCTCACCGGGCAAGAACAGGATGTCCACATCCTTGTCGTGGTAACGCACCACCTCGATCTTCGTCGTGGCACCCGGTGCCTGCGACAAGATCACGTTCTCCAACTGCGGGAACTTCGCGATCAGATCATCGATGTGGTAGTTGATCGTCTGGAACAGTGCCTTCACCCGGTCACGCTTATCGCGCACCGTGTAGCAGCCCATCGAATCCAGCCACTTGATGCGCGGCATGCGCTCATCCCAGTCGATCTCCACGATCCCAGGAACGAAGCCATACGTCACATAGCGGTCAGCAGCCGTGTAAGCCTGCTTCTGCAACTGCGAATACTGCACATAGTAGGTGGCGATACGGGTACGCATCTCTGCACGCTTACGGGCAGAATCACTCACCATCGACGAGCTAGAGCAGTTGAACGAGGGCAGGGGGGCGATAACCTCAGCCAGATCCCGTGCCGCCACATCCACCATGTTCGCCACGATGGGGCGAGTGAACGGGCCATCCTCAGGGAACATCTCGGGGAACACGTTCGCCATCTGACCTGCACGCACCATCTTGATGTCACGCATGCGCTGGTCAC